AAGTGATAACCAATCTTGTCCTGTTCTTACAGAGTTCCAAGAAACACCATCAGTTGTAATATCATCGAAACGAGTACCAATACCCATTTCCCACGATTGAGTTACTGCATATGCATAAATTGTATAATCGATTGGAATCTCAGAAGATTCACATTCTCTTAAAATCATTTCAGCAGAACTCATAGTGATATCACCACTTGCAATAGATTGTGAAAGAGGTGTTGTTTCAAACTTGATTAAAGTGTGAGCAATATCTTTTAAGCTTCCATAATAAGTTTTGGAAACTTCTAAAATTTCATCCAAACCAGTATTCTGTGCTGGTTGTTGTAAGTAAATCGTTGCATCTTTTGATGCTGTTACAAAGTGATACATTATACAACCCTTCCTTTTATATCTTTACCAGGATACTTTAATTCAAATATCGATGGGTCTAATGATGGATAAACCATCTTACCCTTTGTTGCTGATTCAATGTTGTATTTATTTTTAGAATAAACACCACCACATTTATTTACAATCTGACATTTTGGTACTGATAATACTCCTTCAACTCCTGCAATTACCAATTCTAATTCAGAAACGTTAATTGGTTGGTTGAATGTCCAATCATCAATGTTAAAATATTTTTCAACTTCGGTAATACATTGTAGTAAAACTTCTCGTTTGTTGTATGAGTTGTAGGTCATAATTTCAAAATCAACACCAATGTTAATTACAAACCCATCTAATAGGTTTACACCATCTGTCAACATTCTAAATTCTGAAAGATATGTTTTTACATTTTCTTTTACTGCCTTATTTAAGGTTGTTAAATGTTTTTTAGAATCGTATGCAAGTAAATAAAGATTGATAGCAAAAGGATTATTCTTTTCTATTGAATTAGAATTAGATTGTTTTCCTACTAAGAATCTTTGTAATTCTGTTTTGATTTCAGTTTCAGTTTTACCCTGTCCACCTAATTGTTGAACTAATCCAGCAAACTCATTAAGAGTATCAGGATTATTTAAGATAGAACCAGGTGAGTTATTATCTAATTCACCATCTGGTGCACAGTATGCTTTTGCAACTCCACCATATTTTGGGTCTAATGCTAAAGCTCTAACTTGGTAATCTTTTCTTGTTACTGCTCTGTTTTGTGAACCATAGTGTGCAAGTGCGTTTTCTCTGATTTCATCCATTGTTTCCGCACCTCTACCACCTGTTGCAGGTATTTCGTTTTCTGCAGCAATAGAGTTCTTTACAGTTCCATACATTTGTAGTTCATCTTCATCGAATAAACTTAAATCTTCATCGAACTCTAATTTAGTGATTCTTTTTAAAGAACCTTTTGATACGTTTGCAGGAACACCACCACCAACTAAATAACGAATAGTTAAAGTTGTGTTTGCTGGTGCCTGTCCATATGATTTTGATTTTAAGAAATTAGCAGGGTCAAATGATGCACCCAATCTATCTATTGAGTTGTTTAATCCTAATCCTACATTTTTAAAGTTTGGTAAGAATGTTTCATCAGAAGATGTTGAATTACCTGCCCCAAATACAATTGAAGTTGTGTTATCTGCGTTTACCTGTCTTACAAATCTTCTTGAAGTTTTAGTTACTCTTAAAATACTTGGAACAGACTCTTTAAACTGTGACAAATCTTTATCAAATTGTTCTGTATTTGGATAATCAGTATAGACCATTTCTTGTGCAAGATAGGGAACTTCATACCATTTGTTTCCATTTGAATCTCTAACATCGTAAATAGAGATTATATTTGTATCTGATAAATCAACTTTATCAAATTGTTTTGGTGACCCAAACTGAATGTTTACTTCTTTAACTTCTGCAGAAATTGCATTTACATATTTTCTGATTAGATAAAATGTTGGTTCTCCTAATGCGTTTCTTTGATAAACACTTACTTCTCTTTCATAATCATCATTAAAATCCAATAACTCAGTTGTTCTAAATACAACACCAGTATCAGAAGTTAATTCCATTCCTTCTTTAACTCTGAAAAGATATCCTTCATCCATTTCAAATCTATTATCACCATCATACAGGTTTCCACTTGCTCTTCGTTTACTTGGTGTAATTTGATAAACTGCAATTTTAGTTAGTGCAGGTGAAGTAACTTTTGGTTTGTATCCTAAGAAGTTTGCAAGAGCAACAACGTTGGTTCTATCCTCTGCGGAATGAATCATCGATTCTTTTAAGTTATCATCGATGTAATATCCAAGAACATCTCCTAAGTAAGATGCCATTTCGATGAACATCATACCTGGTGATGATTCGTTAAAATCTGAGTAGGTAGTTGGGAAATAAGTTTTAGCGTACTCAATCAGATTCTCTCTGAATTGACCAAAGTCTTTATTGAGATACTTTATATCTCTTCCTTTATTTTTTCTATCTGAAGTATTTAATGCCATATCTTATTATCCCTGTATTGATAATGATACTTGATTTAAATCAATAGAATCGCCAACTCTAAACGTAAGGTTTAAATTTGCTCTGTTTCTATCTTTCATCTCATCAGTCATTTCAATTTCAATTTCTTCTATCGTAACATAAGGTAACCAATAATTTACTGAATTTGTTATTTCTTTTTGAACGTTTAATTCAAATTCAGTATCCATTGGTTCAAAAAGTAATTCATCTAAACCAGTACCAAATTCTGGTTGCATTATTCTTTCACCTTTTCTTGTTTGTAAAAGATTTCTAATATTAGCTCTAGCAGCATCTGCCAACGTATATGTTGATTTAAAAAGATTTGAACCAAGAGTAACTGGATAATCTAAACCATAGGCATAGTTATCGAATTCACTTTCAGTATCCTTTACAATCTTTTTTGGTAAAACGTATGACATTAACTACCTCCACATTGACATTTACTACACCCACCCTTACTTTTATTCTTCAATGAAGAAATAAGTGTAAATACAGAAACACCTAACATTACTAATATGATTAAACCTTCAACCATTATCTTTTAAACTTTTTAACCAAAGCAGAATTATCTCTGTTTAAGATTCTATCTAAACCTGCAAGACCTGTTTGAACTCCCAATCCACCTTGTTTACTTCCACCAACACCTGGCATATCTCCATATCCCATTTGTGCAGCCATTGAAGCTCTCATTCCATCTAAACCAGCTCCTGCTCCTTGTTGAGTAAACTCAACTGTTTTATCCATACTTTCATTCACTTGTGGTTTTTGAAAAGAGTCTAACACAGATTTAACTTGTGTTCCACCCGCTCTTTGTTCTTTAGAGAATGGTTGTGTATTGTTAAGAACTTCATTTAACGCTTCATTTTTAGTGAATTGTCTTTTTGGTTGTTCTTGTCTTTCATTTTGTAATACTTGATTTGCCATTTCAAAAGGGTCTACTTCTTCACTCACCACATTTGTTGGTGTGGTTTTTTTCAAAGTTTTCATTTTACCTTTAACTGCTTCATCAAGTATTGCTGGAAATTGTTCTTTAAGAAACTTTTCTTGTTTCTTTGCTACTTCAACCTCCACTATTGCTTTTATTACTTTTATAAGTTGTTTGTTATCCATTTTTGTAAAATTTCCTTTTATCTTAATATAAATATATCTTTGTTCGTTTTATAGGTTTTAATCACAATCTACACAACAGTTATCTTTTTCTTCTTGTAATTCTTTTTGTAAATCACCCAAACTCTTTCTAAATTGTGCATCTGTATCAGGTTGTAGATTTTTAAAATCACCAATTGCTTGAATTGCTTTAGAATAAAATCTATCAATTCCTGCTAAATCTTTTTGTCTTTCTGCATCTAATATTTTATCGAGATTAGAATCATCTCCTAATCCACCAATCCCACTATTTCCATCAGAACCACCACTTCCTAAATCAGAAATTAATTTGTCATCAATTTCATCTTCTTTGGTTGTTTGTGATAATCCATCGGCATCTCCATTGGATAAGATATCTGCATTGATAATTGGTTTTGGTTTCTTTTTAACTCCTGGTGTTTTGTTTGCGGTATTACCTATATCAATTCCACTATTACTTAAATCACCACCTTCACTACCAAACTTTAATCCAAACATCGGAATATCGGGTATCATATATCCCACCCAATTTGCAACACCAGGTGCGGGTATTGGGGATGGAACAGAGGGATATAAAGAGGTTGTCATAAACATTCCTTGTAAGGTAAACAAATGAATCTTTGCAAACATTACAAATGCTTCTATAAAGGTTAGACAAGATTTAGTGGGTATCTCAAATGGTACTTTGGGCCACTTACCTGGATTTGTAACTAAACCAGAGTTTAAAATTATGTTTTGTATAGAACCTGGAGCAGGAATTGGATAGATTGGAAAAGGTTGTAGAGTTGCCCCTGTCCAATAACCTTCTACTGCTTTACCAATATCTGCTAAGAAATCATGTTTTGCTGGTTGTGTTTTTGTAATTGCCTTTGCCTGTGCAACTGTAATTAGAGTTAACATTAAAGGGAGATTTCCTGCAAGAACAGATTCTCTACCTATTAACTGTCCTCCTCTTCTCATACAAGAATCATATTCTTGAGCAAGTTTAGTTGCGAACTGAACAGGTGTAACAATTCCAAATGGATTGTTCATGTATAGTAACATATTTACTTTGAACAATTTCCAAGACATAATTTACTCCGTAAAGTTTAGTGTAGATTTTATTTTGTCAAGTTGACCTTGTATCTTTTTGAACGTTGCAACATTTAAAGGACCAGTTGCAGTTGGACCAGCAGGAGTTGCAAAAACTTGTTGTGTAATTGCATCAATCAATTGTGATAACAAATCTACCAAGGTTTCTCCTCTTGCAAGAGGTTCTCTTTGATTAGTACCTGGTGAATTACCACTACTATCTGTATTTAATCTTATTTGGCCATCACCAGTATTTACCCAAACATTCGCACTATTCTTATCTGTGGTTAACCATACCTCATCGCCAAAATCTAATTTTGCCCCACCGAATCCAAAATCCATACTTAAATCACCATCAGATATAATCGAGTAATTTCCTTTCGAAAAGAAAAGAGTTTCTTGTGATTTTGCTGAAAAGATTAAACGTTCTGAGTTTATTAAGATTTGGTCATTACCTAAATATTCTTCAGGTAATTCTGCATATATTGGGTTGGTTTCAAAATTAGAAGAACCACCATCATCGATAAGACCAGGTTGAAATGGTATTTTGTATTTATCAGATACTAATGCAATAATAGAACCATCTTTATTTACATCTTCTTCTGTAATATCATTTCGTTCTAAATCATTTCGAGATTCATCGTTTTCTCTATTACGAATTAATATAGTTGGTGAAAAATCATTATCTTCATTGTTGTATCCACTAAAACGAATAGATTGGCCGAAACGAGATTGAATTATTCTATCACCTTCATATAAACGAAGTTTGTGTATTCCTTCGGGTGTAAAATATTCACCAAGTTTATTTTCTCTTTCCTCACTATCAGAAGTTGCTGTTGAAGTTTGTGATACTTCTGAATAAGAACCAGCATCACTTGATGCACCAGAAGTTTTTTCTGATAATTTTTTTTCTGCGTTGTTTCTTGCGTTACCAATGTTTATACTAACACTTGGTATTCTTTTGTAGTATTCAGTACCACCAACTTTTACAAGTTGAACTGTTTCACCAAGTAAAGGAACTCCTTCATCTGGTATTAATGGTAAGTAAAATTGTAGTTGTTTTTTGTTTACAGAAAAATCACTTGATTTTCTAATTCTTGCTGAACCAATATAAACATCAACTAATTTAGGATTAGATTTTGAATTAGAGGATTGTAAAATTGCTTCATCATCTTCATTTAAAATGACGTGTTCTACAATACCAGTATCTACTGATTTACCACCAACCCCATAAGAAGTTGAAGCTGATTGATATCTTGATGCTATGGATTTTCTTCCATCTGCCATATTACTTACCTACCTTTTGTTTCAATTCTTCTATTTCGTTTGTAAGTTCATCAACCTTTTGGTCTTGTTCATCTACCACTTCTTTTGCAGTTTCTTCTAATTGAGAAAGTAGTTGTTCTTTTTCTTCATCAGAAAGAAATCCACTATCACCTTCTGCTTTGTGTTGGGCACCGATGATTCGTTGAGCAATTGCTGCCATCTTAATTAGGGAATCATCGTTCTTTACTGAGGTATCAACTAAATCTTTAATGATAGGACCAATTACTGCCATATCACCAGCATGTCTGATTACTTTTTTCATTTCAGCAATCAGTTCTGAGATTCTTTGTTTCTTGTTTTGTTGGTTATCGTAGATATCCTTGAACAATCCACTTAGATTCTTTCCTGGAAATAATTCAAAATCTGTACTCATGATTTTTATACATTATGTTGTATATAAATATACTGAATAAAAAAACCTCACCGAAGTGAGGTTATCAACCTATTTCTCTTTCTCTTCTTCAAGAGCTAAGAGATGACCTTGATTTGGTTCAAGTGCCATTAAATATTCATTGCTCATATCAATCCTTTCTTTTAAAGGTTCAACATATGCAACGTTTGTTTCGGATGCGTTCACTCCACCCGCGACTGTATTATAAAGACCAGTCCACACGGTCTATCTATAAATATAAAAACCCCCACATTTCTGTGAGGGTTTTAAATCGCGATTGGATACTATCCTTATCTTATTTCTTTTTAAGGATGTGGTATAAAATGAATGCTCCTACTAAACCAAGTAGTCCTTCATTACTCAATCCACCCAAAATACTCATTAGATTATCTACTACTGAGTTATCTGGCCAGAATGGAATCGTTGCACCTTTGAATAGTACTTCTAATACTACTCCAAGAGCGATGATACTTATACCGATTTCTGTTAGTGAATTAGCCCAAGAGCCAATCTTTTTTAGAAATTCCATAATTATCTCCTTTGTTTTGGTTAAGCAATCTATAACTTTTTCATATTACAAAACATTGGGATATCCAAAGAATAACTATGAGAAGTCCATAAAAAAATTACCTAATATATATGGAATCCTCAATTATCGTTTTTATTTAATAAAATATATATGAAAAAAACCCACCGAATTGGTGGGTTTTAGATTTTAGTTAGATGCGATTCTTTCTTCTAATCTTTGAATCTTTAATTCTAATTGTTTGATTTTGATTTGTTCTGTGGTATATCTTGTACCATCTTTTAATTCAATCCAAACCATTTTTCCATTGTCATACTCGGCAGATGCATAGTGATGTTTCCATATACCATGTCTTAACCATTCACCATCTTTCTTGATGAAGTAACCTGTTTGACAATCTTGTTTGTACTTTTTTATTTCTCCTTCTGAAGTTTGGGAGAAAATTGGTGTACTAAATAGTGCTAATAAAAGAATACACACTATCTGAACCACTTTTACTAAAAGTAAATGTTGTGTTTTCATAGGCATTCCTCTTTATTATAAATATATCAATGTTAAGAAAATGTTACGAAATGTTAATTTAATGTTAACTAAAGTATGTTTTTAGGTAATATATTATTTTGAAAATAATCATTATGATTTAACATCATACCAGCAACTGCCCA